GGGGTGCGACCAAGGCCGAAAGGATGCGTCGGCATCGACGAGGGTTCCATTCGGACCCTGCGTAACTCGAATGCCTGGACCAGTGACGATCCCGGTGTTGGCGATGAATTGAAGGAGCGCCCTCCATTTGGGGAGGATGAGATCCCCCTTTTTGGCGACGATGTCTTTAGGGACGTAGGACATCAGACCTGAATCAGTTTATAGACGTTCTCGGGCCATCCGCCGGGTTGAGAGAGCATCAGTTCTTCAGTGATCTGGTAGACACTTCCCCGCTGACTGATCTTCGGCGGCATTACGATCCAGTTGCGACCGGACGGTGTCGGGAATCCGCCGGGGAGGGACTCTTGAATGGTGCCAATCCTGTCGAGTATTGAAGGCGGTATGCGCTCTCGCAGGTAGGTGCGACGGAAAACGCTCGACAGGGAGAGGAATGTCTCAAGTCCGTAAAGGGGATTCTTTCTTCCTTTCTCGCCGCTTGCGGTAGTGCCACCTCCGCCGCCAAGTCCGGTGGAGTTATTCGTGAGGAACTCGTCGAACTCGATGCGCTTTTCTTCCTTGTTGTAGCGCCCCTTGTAGAAGGTCTTAATCTTGTCCCAGAGAGGATGCGCGAGGAGTGTCTCCTCCTTGAAAGAGGAGTCGTATTCGAAGGTGTCTTCCTTTTCTTCAGGATTGCCAATCGTGCCCTCGTATTGAACCTCGACCTGCAATCCTGCCCCCTCGATATCGCTCCACGAGCGACCGACTTCCTTCATCCCAGGGACCGGGGGGCCCTCCCCCACGACGAAGATTTCCGAAAGGTCTTCAACGAAATACGGAATCGTCCAAGTGACGACGCCCTTTTCGTCCAACTCGCCCTTCTGACCGGGCATCTGAAATGATCTGCTCATATTAGGCGAATCGACTCATGTCTTGCATTGTCCGAGTGTTGACCCCCATGGGCTTGAGTCGTGTGTTTTTCTCGATGGTTTCGAGAACCTTGTTGGTCTTGTCCTGCCCCTCCTTGATCTGCTTCTGCGCCTGCTCAGTCCTTGATGCCGACTCTGCGATCACCGCAAAGGCGGAGCGACCAGACAGGACATTGATCGCTTGAGACATGACCCCGTTGAGACTAGCTCCGCCGCCGCCCGACGCCGTCGCGCCGCTCCCTCCGAATACTGATGCCTCCCCATCGGTGCGGTTTCTTTCAGCGGTTGCCGCTCGTTGTTGAGCCTTGAGTTTGTCAGCCATCGTCTTGAACTGACCGAGCAATTCGTCCTGCTCCTTGCTTGAATCCAAGGTATTGCTGCCTTTGTCGTATCCTGTCTTGAATGCCTCGGTGGCGGCTTCGATCTGCCCCGCGAGACCCTCGATTGCGGCATCAATAAGATCCTCCTTGGTGGGTTGCCCGTTCAGCCAATCATCGAAACCCCCCATGTCTGGAGGCTTGATCCCCGCGCCCCCCTTGCCAGTGAGGGCATCCCAGATGCCCTTGGCGGATTCGCGAAGCCACCCGATGACCTTCATGGTGACCGAAAGGAGTTGCTCCCCGAAGACGGTTGCCATATTCCAGAACTCCTTAGCCATGCCCACCCAGAATGCGGGATGGGCTAGGATTGCCAAAAGCGAGATGAGGGTCTTCCCTGCGGCGGCCAAATTCGCACCGAGTGCCATGCCTATCCCCGCCACCATCCCGATGAGGTGGTTAGCAATCGCCTTGATCGCGATGATGAATGCCAACTTGAACAAATTGCCAAATTGTTCCCAATTTAGCGATGATAGGACCATCCCGATTGCCGTCACCTCTGAGACTGCGTCGGCTAGCGCTTGACCGAACCTCGCGCCGAGCGGAACGAGTCCTTCCATGGCTTTTAGAGCGGCTTCCATCGCTGGCTTTAGCGCATCGACGAGGGGGTTGCCGAGGACGCGTAGGAATTCCGTCCACGCCGTTTTCATTCGCGAAACGATACCAGGAAGGGTCCGTCCCATCTTCTCCGCACCCCCCGCGAATCGCGCGAACGGCCCCTCTCCGTCAGGCACCTGCGTAAACATGTCGAGAACGACATCAGCGCCGACCTTGCCCTCTTGAATCATCACGGAGAGTTCCGCACCCGTTACGCCGAGTTGCTGCTCAAGTGCCTTGAAGATTGGAATGCCCTTCTCCGCAATCTGCTGGCGAAGTTCTTCCATGGATGCAACTCCCTTCGCGGCGACCTGCGAGAGCGCCACGCCGAGGAGTTTCATGTCGCGAGTCGATAGACCCACGGATCCACCCACGTCGAGGATGCCCTTGTTGAGCTTCATCGCCTTGTCGGGATCAAAGCCAAAGGCCATGAACTTGCCGACGTTGTCCGCCATGTCCTCCAGAGTGACACCGGTCTTTAGCGCGTCCTCGCGTAGTTCGAGGAGTGCCCGGTTGCCCGCGCCGCGCGACCCTGTGAGGATCTCAAAGCGCATCTGGAGTTTCTCGTTCTCGCCCGCCAAGGCAATGCCTTGAGCGATGATCTTAGCCGCCCTGTATGCGGCGATCCCCGCCGCCACGGCGAGAACCGCAACCAGTGCCCCGGTGATGGCCGCAGCAGACCCGGTAATGCCAGCGGCGATGCCACTACCCACCTTGCCACCCGCAGATCCGCCCTTGAACGATTTGTTCACGGCGTTTTGCGCATTTTGAAGACCCCTGCGGAACTTCGAAATGTCGAGGATCAGTTCGGCTGCAAGCGTGTTCGCCATTGCCTGAGTTGCCTGTCAAACCACTCTGAACCCGGCGCGCCTAGCTCCGCCCTTGAAGGCGGCGATGATCTTCTCGTTGTTCGATGCCTGTTTACCAAGTGCCCACTTGAGGCGGCGCGGCATGATATCCACCCCTCCGGCGAACTGCACCTTGTTGTGAAAGTAGATGCGGATGCGGTCCTTCGTCACGGTGACCGATGCGTCGGATGGAGGCGAGTGCCGACGGACGTAGGAAGGCCAATAGCGGTTGCGAGCCTGAAGGAGACTCGCCGCCTTGTTCCAGCCAGCGGCAAGCATCCCGACTGCCTTCTGGCGCTTTTTGATGTAGACGTTGAGCTTTTGCTTCGGCACAAGAACACGCACCCCTCTCGCCCGCTTCTTCCCTCTCACCCGACCGGCGACTCGTGCGCGGGTGTGGATGACTGCGATCTGGTGCTCGCTGATCTTGGAGATTGATCGGTTGGTCGATACCGGCACGCCGGAGAGCACCTTCTGAATGTTACCGGCGACCGTCTTCTCGCCGACCTTCTTTGCCGCCACGCCGCGCTTTGAGCGCCCCGCCGGAGGAGTGACATCGAACATTTTCTCGACGACGAGACGCGCCTGTTTGCGCATCACCTCCTCCGCCGGTTTGCGGGAGTGCTCCAGAATGGAGATGAGGGAGCGATTGAAGCGGGCGGAGTTGTTCAGCCTGACGGTCGTGGACACGTCAAGGGCGGGGAGTCAAGGTCAGAGCAAATCATCGAATCCTTCGCCCCCCTCCTCATTGTCCGCCTTCGCGATGCGCTCTGCGACAATCGTGGCTTCGGCGAGCCTTTCCTTGAGCGGTTTACCTAGAGGCACGGTCCATTGCCCGTTGGCTCGAAGGCAACAATGCTGATAGGCGAGAGCGCGACCGAAGGGCAACTCCCACAAGACCCAATGCTCCACGTCAGGGGTTACGCGTCCCTTTGCCAGCGTGTAGACGAATGCCGCCCACCACACCGGCTCGATCAGTTTCCCGGCGCGCCTTTGTCGGACTCGCCGGAATCGGACTTCGGAGCGACATCAACTGCCGCATCCTGAGCCATGGCGGAGATGCGGTTCATCTCACCCATGAGATCCTTCATCGTGTGGATGGGGAGGTCGAAGCCGAACTCCTCGACGCGCTCGCGCCATGTGTCCTTCCGCACTGCGGCGAGCACGTCAGCAATGGGTTGCGACTGCATCCAAAAGAAGACCTGAAGTTGCCACATCACGTCGTCGCTGAGTTCGTCGGACTCGGGCTTGTCGAGGATGTTGCCATCCTCATCAAACTCGTCCTCCGCCCCGCCGCCGAACATTGTAAGGCCGAACTTTTTGCAAAGCCCGAAACTCCCAAAGGTGAATGGGCGGATGGTGATCGCGGCTCCGCTATTGAGGAGGATTTCGCGCGGACCTTCGATGAGGGAATCAAGTTGATCGTTTGCCATGGTGTGATTTGAGTTGAGTTTGAAATTTGAGGTCACTTGCCGAGGGCGCGGAGGGCGCGAGCACGGTCCTCGGGCGTGGCGTTGGTGGGGATGGAGGCAGTTCGCCCACCATTGCGGACGACGACGTGCTGCGGGAGCGTCTTGATGGTCGCGAGCATCCGCCCATGGTGCCGGTGAGTGGCACGGAGGTAGGAGATCGGGTGGTCGGGGTTCGCCTCGATCCATTCCAAGTTGAGGAAGCGGGAGCGGAATTCGTTGAAGTCAATTTCCTCGCTCTTTGCGGTAAGCGATCCGTCCGCTTCGCGATGCGCCCAGACGAACTCGCGCTTCTGTGCGGCATTCATCACCCACGTCACGGTGCGCTCGATGGTGCCGTCAGGCTTTTCCTCGATGGCATCCATGAATGGATCCTTGATTCCCCATTCGAATCCGCAAGCGCGCGCGGCTGAGACGAGCCGGGTATTGGGAGATTGATAGGGCGACATCGAGTCGCGGATGATCTCGATTTTGGTGCCGACGCCGAGGAGGGGGCTTTTGGTGCTCATGTGATTTTGGGGTTCTGGTCGCGGCATTTCAGCCGCTATGTGGTGAGTGATTCAACCTGATGACCAGATCAGACAGTCGCGGAGGGCCAATAGGTTCCGGAGATTTCCCAACCATTGAAGTCTTCGTTCTTCTCCATCTCCTTGACGTTGGTGATGATCCTGGTTCCAGCTCCATCATTAACGTCAGTAATGACGCCAGACGATCCACCGTCCGATCCGATAACCAAGGCTACGGGCAAATCACCCGCGCCCTTCATGGAGAACTCGAAGGTGGGATTGAACGTCGCGGCAGCACCGAATCCCGAAGTGCAATTCGTGACCATTGCCTCATCGACCTTCTTTTCGTATTCAACGGATTGAAGGAGGGTGACGCCGGTCACGGACTGAATGCCAACATCTGTAAGATCAACTGCCATGGTATTGGGTGGAAAGGGTTAGTCGAGGGAAGAGAACTTCTTGCCGGTGATTTCGAAGTCGGGAAAGTCATCAGCGCTCTCGGTCTGCTTGGCGGAGGTAATCTTGAGCGTGCCGGAGGTGAATGCCCCGGCAGTCACGGCAGAGAGTTGGCAGTCACCCTTGCCCTTGATGGTCTGGGTGTTGGTGACGAGCTTTTTCGGGACCGCAATAACCACGGTGCCGGTCTCGTCCCGAACCACGGCGGTGTCGACCGATTGGTCCGATTCGGCCTCGCTCGTGTAGCCCACGGTCGGGGTGGTGAGGTTGTAGGTGGTATCGACTCCAACGTGTGCTGCCATAGTGTCGAATCTGAATTGTCAACCCTCCCCCCTGCGAGAGCCGAACATGAAATTAATAGTGGTGACCCATCGCCCGTTGTCGATGCCAGCGACCTCGTCGCGGATGAAAAGTCCGCTGAAGGCATCGCCGGTCACATCGGCGAAGGTGGCATCGAGATCTGTGGTGTCGTAACCCTCGATCAGGCTCCGCACGGAGGTCGCTACGGCGCGGTGATCAGCAAGGGCGAAGGTGAAGTCCTCCTCCTCGTCCTCGTGCGCATGTGGAGATGTCGCGATGGAGATCGCCATCTCGTTCTTGTAGAGGGCACCCACAACGTGGTCGCTCGACTGAAGGAAGCAGGAGATGTGCTGCCCTGCGTTGGGAATGCGGTCTGCGGTAAGCCCGGTGTGGACCGGCACGACAATGCCCTCGTCCTCCAGCCACGTCTTGAATGCTTCTTCGGAGAGGGAGTTCATGGTGCGAGGACGATTTTAATGTAGGCGGAATCCACCTTGTTCGTCGGAGAGAGGATCTTGTAGACGATGCCGCCGTAGGTGACTCGGTCGTTCTCCTGCGGGAACGGTCCCGCACCCGATGAGAAGGCGACTCGGCGAATCTTGATGTTGAATGCGCCCTCGGGAAGAAGCCCCCCCTCCTGGAGGTCGACCTGCATGTCAGGTTCGCCAATGATGCAGGGGTATTGAGTGCCCTTCCAATAGCAGACCTGACCGATGTCGCCGAGGATCTCGATGGAGTCCTCCGAGAGCATTTCTTGAATGAGATTTGCCATCACGCTTCGTTGGTGGAGACCTGACCGTCCGAGGTCAGAGTCTTGAGCGGTTCGCCAGAAGGGGAGAATCCTGCGGGCCATCGGTAGCCGACGACGCGATCCGTGGAGAACGGCTTGATGTTCACGGCATCGGATTGATTGCCGCCGAGGACCATGACGTTTCCATATTGATCGCGCCCGGTGACGAACCCCACATGACCGTATCCACCGGACTTCGATCCGCGCCAGAATACGACGACCGCACCGGGCATCGCCCTGCAAGGTTGCCCCCAAGTCTCGTAGGAGCGCGCCATGCCGGAGCGGGTGGACTTGATACCCACGTCTTCGAGACACGCTGAGACGAACGAAGAGCACCAAGGGGTCTCGTCGTCATTCCAGAAAAGTTTCGCTCGCTCCGCATAGCCGAGGACTTTCGCGGAGTGCTTGGAACCGTGAATCTCGCTTACGCCGATCTCCTGACGAGCGCGGCGTAGCCAAACAGGCTCGCCGACAATCGCTGGCGGGGCGAGGTTTGAGGAGGGTGCCTTGAGGAGTTCTGCCTCGGTAATGGGTCCGACGTAGTCGCGAGGTGAGAGTCCTTTCGAGACCTTGAAGGCGATGAGGGCGGACTTGGTCTTGGGTCCGATGTCGCCATCAATTGGTCCCGGTTCAAACCCGTGAACTTTCAGTCGTGCCTGAATCTCTTTTGCGGTCATGCCCATCGTAAATGTCAATGAAAAGGCCCGAGGGATTTCTCCGCTCGGGCCTTCTGTAGTGAATCCGCTTGTGCAGGATCACTTCTTCTTCTTCGCCGCACGCTCCATTTCCGTGGAGGGCGAGACTTCGACGATGGACTCCTGTGCGGCGAACATCCTCTCGTCATCGGCGGCGGCTTGCTGGTCTCGCTCTTTCTGCTCCATCTCGGCGAGACCTTGATTGAGCTTCATTTGCTCTTCGATGCGCTCGGCTTCGAGCCGATCCGCCTCTACCTTGGCCTCGTAGGCAAGATCAGCGTCAGCCTTAGCCTTAGCCGCAATCTCCTGCGATTCCGAACGGGATGCGTCCACCTCGTCTTTCTCGATCACCTTGAGGCTTTCCTCGTGGCGAGCCTTGTTTCGGGCGGGGGTATTCCGCTTATACCACACGGGCTTGCGGAGCATGCCCACGAAGTCGTTGGTCTGGTCGAGTTCTGCCTCGCGATAGGCGGCGAGGACACTGTCCGCGTCACCTGTTGCGAGGATCTTCATTTCGCCGTTTTTCCAGGCGAGTGCGATGCTGGTTTTTTCCATGGTCGTGGTTCCCTTGATATTCGTTAGGGTATCCGATTGAGGTTAGGAGGATGCGAGGATTCCGATTTGCTTGAGCGCAAGAACGACATCGCCGATGGTGTATGCCTTCGTGCCGGAGCCACCCGTGAAGGTGGAACCGGAAACAACCGTAGTGCCGGTCGCGGCGGTGAAACCGGTAGTGGTGCCAGTGGTGGACCGCTGAACCACGGGAGTGGTCCCGTGAAATCCAAGCTTTGCGGTTGCGGAACGTCCGAGCCTAAGTCCTTCTGCGTCTTCGTCGATATGAGTGAATGCCATGATGAAAAGTGGGGTTGGGGTAAGAAAAGAGGGGTGGGCGGATTACCACCCACCCCTCTGGTGATTCTGTGACTCCGATTACGCGGAGGCGATACGGGTGGCGTAAGCGGCGATGCCGACGGCGTGCCCGAAGAGGACGCTGAACTCGTAGCGGAGTTCGGTGCCGTCGTAGTATTCGCGGATCTGGATCGGAAGGCCCGAGCCGGGATCGACGATGTTTTCGACGTTGCCGAACCACGTTCCGGCGGGCGGCTCGACCACGCCGCGAGCGGCGATGATCAGGCTTTGCTTGCCGCAAGCGAGACCGACAAGGTTCTCGGAGTTGGCAGGGATGGTCCCGGCATACTCAAGCACGTTGAACCCGTGAAGGCGCGGAAGTTGATGGTCGCGGATCACACCCAGGCCGGAGGGTCCGTCGGATGCGGCGGTGATCGCATTGTCCTTCGCCAAGCTCGCCAGATAGGTGGGCTTGATGATGAGCGAGCGGGGCGACTTCGGCACCTTCGCAGTGCTGAGACCTTCGGCGAGATCGGCGACGGCATCGGCATCGAACGCACCGGAAGACACAGTGGCGACACGGGTGAAACCGTTCGCATCCGTGACGCGGGTGAGGACCGAGTTGATGACGTAATCGACGAGCGCGGAGATCGCAGGGCGAACGAACAGGTCGGCGAGTTGGACGGGCGAGAAGGTGAGTTCAGTGTCCTTGAACCCGATGCTGACGCCCCGGTAGTTGTTCAAAGTCACGGAGCGTGCCGTGGTCGCCGAGTTGCCGGTCGCCTTCGAGCTATCGAAGTCCTGCGTCGAGGGCATGGTCGCGAAACGAGTCGTGACCGTCTCCCCCTTCGGCATCGCGTCGGAACTGAAGTCGGTGGTGAATGCCGAAAGCGGAATGCCTTCGGTCTTGAGGACATCGAGAGAGACCTGAGAGATTTTCGTCAGGTTCACCCCCGCAAGTGTGTTGGTAGCCATGGGTTACTTGGTTTGTGGGTTGGGTTTTCGTTAGTCCACATGCGCAGGTGCTGCGTATGCGGGGGTGAAATTCAGCCGCCGGAGAGGTGCTTGAGGTAGAAGGCGCGCTTCTCGTCGGCGTTGGTGATGGTGGAGCAATGCGCCCACTTCTGCGCGTCGGTCATCGATGCGAACTGCGACTGATCGGCGGAGCCGTCAGCCGAACCAGTGATGGCGGCAGGATCGGTGCCCGCACGAGCGGCGATCTCTGCGGCCTTCGCTTCGACCTGAGTGTCGAACTCGGCTTGCGCGGCTTGCGCGGCTTCGAGGGACGCTTCAAGTTCGGCGATCTGCGAGTTCGCAGTGGCGAGATCGGCTTGCGCAGCATTCAGATCGGCGACCATTGATTCAAAGGTCTGCACGTTGCTCTCACATGCACCTTCCGCCGTGGCGAGTTCGGCAGTGAGAGACGCGACCTGTTCGGTCGAGGCGGCAAGGTTACCCTCCAATTCGCTCACGCGAAGAAGGGCAGAATCGAGTTCAGCCTTCTCGGGGGAGGCGACGGGCGGGGTTGGGGCAGGATTGCTCATTGCACTTTCTTGGTTGTCAACTGATGCCGTCGAGTAAGCGCCATCGATTCCGTTGACGATCTGATCGACAAGACCCTTCTCCTTCGCGTCCGCACCGTAGAAGACTTGGCCTTCCATGTAATCGGCAGAGACGGAGCGGTGATGATTCACGGTCGCTTTGAACTGCGCGTGGCACTCATCGACTCCCGCCTGGATGTGATCGTCCTGCTCCTGGGTCATCGTGGTGCCCATGGCTCCGGCGACCTTGTGCTTGCCGCCGCGAAAGATCTTCACGCTGAGACCCATCTTCTCGTAAGCGCCGCTCGCATCCACATGCGGGCGGATGACGCCGATGGATCCGACAAGCGCGGACTCAGTGGTGGCGATGGTGGATGCCTGACTTCCGATCCAATAGGCGGCAGATGCCATGAGGGTGTCCGCAAACGCGACCGAAGTCTTGCCGGTGGCGTTGAACTCGCGGATGGCGTTGCCCACCTCGGGAGTGCCGACGACCATGCCGCCGGGGGAGTTGATGCGGAGGACGAGGCTCGTGATCGCAGGATTGGATGCCGCGCCCCTGATGAGGCTCGCCACCCTGACTGAATCGCACGCATTGAAATAATAGCGGTCGAAGATATCGGGGTTGGGCATGATCGGCCCCTCGATGCGGAGGGTGCCGATGCCATCTTCATCCACGTCGATGCTCTCGTGGAACTGGCGCATGAACATCTCCATGCGCTCGCGATAGCTCTTCGGTTCGTCGTCGTCAGCCCGATCTTCGGCGCGAGCGGAGCGCTCAATCACGAGTGGATCGGGAAGCTTTGAAAAGTCGTAGGAGGCAAAGCGTTGGAACTCCTCTGGGGTGATTGCCCAGATTGAGTTTAAAAAGGTCGAGTTCTCCATGCCGAGGTGGGACTGTCAAACATAGCGGTGCCGCTATGCGCTCGGCTCAACGCCGATGAAGTCGGCAGGGCAGAATTCGCGGGCGGCGGCGACGAGATCTTCTCGGGTGTTCCAGTTCACCTCCTTGTGGACCTTGAAGGTTCGCCAATGGGATTCGGAGACGTGCCCCTGCCATCCGTCTTTGCGCAAAGCGGCGAAGGGGAGGAGTCGCACGAAGACCGCACCCCGGCGGCGCATCTCTTCGTATTCGTTCGGAAAGCGGAGGTCGTCGATGGCGATTCGCGGAGCGTGCTCGGCGCGCCGCAGGAGATGCTGAATCCACACGTCCTCGCCGATGAGGTTCCTCCCCCACTCGGTGCCGATGGTCTGGAGACCTTCGCGGAGAGACTTGCCGCAAAGGGCGGCGACGGGATCGCTCTTCTGGTTCGCGTTTCGCGCCGCCTTAACGGTGTCCGCACCCGCAACGACTGCCAGCATCTGGTAGAGCGGCGTGGCGAAGGAGAAGGTGGCGAAGTCGTCGATGTGGTTGCAGAAGGTGGACTTCCCGCCGAGAGCGGGACCGATGGCGACGACGATTTGCTGCTTTTTCATTGCGGGATCTATTCCCATCCACGACATGTCACTCGGGATTCAGATTCACTTAGCCTTCCCTCCGCTCGGTGCGGTCCCGGCAGATCCACGGGAGATGGCCTTCGGTGAGTCGAAGTCGAAGAGTTGCTTGGGATCCACGCCGAGACGCTTGGCGATGTCCTCCACGTCCTTGATGAGTTGCCCCTTGCGCTCCATGCTCGTGAGGAAGTCGCCGCCCTGCTCCTCATAGGAGGTAGTGGGGAGCTTGAGTCCTGCCGCCACGTCGCGCCGATTGGCCTCGGAGTCGCGACCGGCATCCATGGTCACGTCGCGAGGAGGGGTGACAGAGATGCGCGACCAACCCTTGATGGGCGGAAGGTCACCCCGGTCGATGGCGGAGCCGATGACGTAGAACCACGACTGCTTTACGAGTCGGTTGGTGATTAGGTGCGTGCGGTTACGGAAACGGCGTTGAGCCTTCGCGAGGGCAACCCGCATCGCGGCGCTCCCGACATTTTCCGCAGATACGGAGAACTCGTAGGGAGATGCGCCGAGCATGGAGGCACGGTTCAGGTGCTCCAGAAAGCCGGTGAAAGTCGGGGATGGTCTCTTCGACTCGTAAGGGTCGAGCGACTCGTGCGGGAGGATGGCGACGAGCTTGCCTCCTGTGATCTTCTGGAGCGCCTTCGGATCGGTGGAGTCGTCGTCCTCCACATCGGTCGCTCCGGTCGCTGAGAAGTCGCCAGAGGTGTCCAGCTTGCCCTTCTCGGTCTTGAGGACGCGAGTGATGTCGGCGTTATCCTTCACTGCGTGCTTCTCCAGGGCGAGCAACTCGATCTCGTCGAGCATGTGATTGAGCGAATGAGTGAGCGTGGGAGGATGGCGATAGGCACTCGGCGACTCGGGGTCGAAGATGTGCATGACGAAGGCCATGGGGATGTTGCGGGTTTTCCCGTTGTCGAGGAGCACCTTGATCGCGATGGGGCGACCGCTAGGGTCGAGGCGAATGCCGTCCACCCATTTGTCCGCACTGTCCTCGGTGTCGTCGTCCATGAAGTTGCCCACCCGGTGGGTCTCAATCATCTGGAGGCGAGGTTCGCCGGAGAGTCGGTTGCGGGTCTTCACGACGAAGATCTCGCCGTCGGTGTCGATGGCTTGAGAGACGAGCTTTTGAATCTCAGTGAAGGAGAATCGCTCGGTGATGTCCGCGCGCTCGCTCCATTGCCGGAAGTATGCGGTCGCGTCCTTCAGCCATTGGCGGGATTCGACGAGCGGATAGGGCGAAAGTCCCTCGGGACCGATGCCGTAGAGGACATTGAGATCCCGCACCTCGCGCGGGAGTCCCGCGTTTTTCATCAGGTAACGAGAGCGCTTGACGATCTCCAGGCGACTGCCGCCGCCGAACTCGTGCTTGAAATCGGTGGGCGATGCGCCGGGAACCTGCGACCTGCGAGGCGAGCGGGTTGCGGCGTCGAAACTGCTGCCGTTGCCGGTCGCAAACGCGCCGTCTTTCGGCGACTCACCGACGATGGCGGGAGCGGGAGTCTTGGCGATCCCGAAGAGAGATCCAATGTTCGAGAGGATGCTCATCGTGGGAAGCTGTAGGGGACTGCGGAGGTGGCAGTTTTGTTATTGGTGCCGTAAGAGGTTGGGTCGAGCGTCTGGAGCGCCTTCTGGCAAGCCGCCATCTTCTTGTGGATGTCGTCGAGTCGCTGGCGGATGACCTGAGTCCCCGACTCGGAATAGCTCGCGATGACCTTCTTCAACTCAAGCTTGAGGATGGCGAAGATTTCCTCCACCTCCGCGAGCGTGAATCCAACGGTGTAGTCAGGAGTCTCGGATGCCATTGCCCGAACTCGCATGTCAAAACGCGAAGACCCCGGCATTGCTGCCGAGGTCTTGCGTCCAATCCAATGGTCCAATCCATTGGAAAATTTTAACGACTATCGTTTAGAAGAGTAGAGGTGCGCGCGGTGGGCGTCAAGGTAGTCCTTGATGTCGCGGATCTTCTGGTTGATCTCCTGTCTGGCATCAACTGCCTTCCCCCATGAGTCAGGACCGTGGGGGTAGTAGTCGCGGGCGTTGAACTCGATGTTGCCGAAGGCGTCGATGAAGCTGTGAAGAGCATCGTCTGCCGCACTGTAATCCTCGGTGAGGGTTTTGATCCCCGTGCCGTTGAGGTGGACGATGGGGAGGGTGAGGTCGGTGGCCATATCAGATAAAGTAATTGTCTTGGATGATTTTGATGATCTCCTCCTGAGTCTCGACGATCCACTCGGAACGCTCGATGATGGCGTGGAACTTGCCGTCAGCCATCTGCTCATACCACCAGAGGGTGTCCTTGCAGATGAAGAACAGGGATCCCTCCTCAATGCCGTTAAACATCCCGTCTCCGGTGATTTTCGCCGCATCCTGCGCGGTGACGGGTCCGACGTGGTTGGGGGTGGAGAAGGGTAGGCGATGCACCTCCGCATGCTTGTCGCCGTCGCGGAAGGTGGCACTCATACTGCCGGTGCAACGAGCGGTCGAGATCGCCTTAGTGACCGATTCGATGTCGGATCCGTCGAGGATCAGAAAGCCGTCAGCATGTGAGGGAGCGGAGACGGCGAAGGCTCCGTTTGGCTGGATGCACTCCAGCACGTCAGCACGGACGCAACCTTCGTCCTCGGAGATGAGCCAATACTGCTTCCAAGCAGCATCGACCCACTCCTGACGGGCAGTCTCGTCCAGGGCGGGATCTTCCGAGATCGTGCTCGCGATGATCGCGGCGTTTGCGTGCTCGCCGTCGGCGACGGCGGAGTGGAAGTCGTTGTGGTCGTAGGTTGGGATGTAGGTGGTGTTTTCCATGCGCACATCCTGCCCCTTTTATGCGCATCGGTCAAGAGGCAATTTGAATATTTCTTCAAATATTCTACGAATCGCCCTTCTCCGCATCCCCTTCCCCGTCCGCCACCTGATCGCGACCTAGGAGTTTCATCATCACGAGGCCCGCAGTGCCCATGGTCTCGCAGTCGAAGAAGTGATTCGGGCGCTTGCCGATCTGCGTCCAGACCCACTTGCCACTCTTCGTCTTGATTCGTTGCTCGGAGTCCATCTGCTTGAGGAAGTCCTCGGGCACGTTGTCGGGCACCTCGTAGGTGACTCCTTCCTCGGGATCCTGATTCCGGCGGAGGCGGGCGAGGATGTCCTTGTTGTTGAGGTTCGAGAAATAATGCATGCGGCAGACGAGGCCATTGCCGAGATTGATCTTCCGCACCGGCGAGTAGAAGCGCTCGACGCGACGAGTGCCCTCCTGCGGTCGTTTGGGATTGATCGGGACGGTGTGCGAGAACGTGGATCTCTGGTCACCCATAAGCGCCGTCCATCCGTGCTTGGCGCATTCTAGGTAAACGCGCGCCGTGTCGTGACCGGCGTCAATGAAGACGAGGTGGTCCGCCACTTCCCACTTCTTCTGCAAGTCCTCGATGTCCTCCCAGACAAGGAGCGGACGATCCCCTTCGCGCCCGCCTCCGCACCAGAGGAGTCGGGTGCTGCCGATGGACGAGAAAGAGGTGACGGTCGCATAGAAGTGATCTCGCTGGCAGTCCACCTTCAGCATCCGCCCGCGAACGGGTGAGGATCCGGCGTGGCGCGAGTGTAGGCGGGCGGCGAGCAGGAACTCCTCCTCGGAGTCGAAGTCTTCGCGAACCGGGACCGGCGGGAAGGAATCGACGATGGATCCGTCCCGCAGGATAGAGCACTCCTCCGCCCATGGCTCACCCTCCAGGTAGGTGGACCTGACGATCTCCATCTTGTAGTCCTCGTAGAGGTCGCGCCACGGGATCGCGAGGCGCTTCTGATAGAAGATCTTGAGGAGCGAGAGGTCGCCCTTTCGCGCCGCCTCCTTCGCGGTGACATACAAGACCGCAAGCGTGCCGACGGGGGTGGATGCCATGCCGTTCCAGTGGAAGGACAGGTAGTCGGCGGGGGCGTGAGGATTCATGGCGACGAAGTTCGCGCCACGCTCGGGATCGTTCATCGCGCGACGGACGCGCAGTTCATTGGTGTTGTGTGAGTGTCCGCAGTGGGGGCAGACGATGCGCGCAGTGGCGTGGACCTCGTCGTGCCGATAGGTGCCGTCGTCGTTCTTTGCTTCCTTCGACCACTCGACGTTTTCCCAGAGGTAGGGTTGCAGAATTTCACATTCCGAATTCAAGCACTTAAAGTTCCAGGTCTCCTGAGATCCGCCGATGAAAGAGCGGTCGGTGTCGTCGTTCTCCTCTCCAGCCTGAGACGAGAAGAAGACCTTCCCGAGCCATCCGAATGCGGTGACGCGCGCCTCGGCCTCGGCCATATGCCCCTGCGGCCATGACCATGTCTCGTCCCCGATGAGCCATCGGATCGAGCGGCGCTGAAGGTTCTTGATGTTGTGAGCACCGAGCACCCATGCGGTCATGCCGTTCAAGAAGGTCACCTTGTTCCGCTTCGATTTGTAGCGGTTCTTCCCGGTATCGCCGGGGAGGAGTTTCCGCACCTCGGGCGTGTTTCGCCAGAGGGGTTTCAATCGCGACTCCAACTCGTCGCTCGCCTCCTCATCTTTCTGGTCGAGCCAGAGCATCGGACCCGGCAGGTTCGCGACGATGTGGCACGAGCCAATCTCGGATCCGAGAGTCTTCGACGCCTGGATACCGGCGACGATCTGGACCTTTCGAATCGTAACGTCGGTGAGCGCTTCGAGCGGGCGGCGAATCCATGGCGAGTTCACCGACCGGAATCCGCCGGGAGTCGGCGAATACGGAATCGCCTTCACATTGTCCTCCGCCCATTGCCATGCGGGGCGGCGATCTGGAGGTCGCCACGAATCGCGCCACATGGCTCGGACTGTATCGCGACCGGATGGTGACTCACTCGACATCGTCATCCTCCTCCCGCTCCCCGACATCCTCGCGGTGGAGGAGTTCGCAAATCTCATCGACCACCCGCGCGTTCTCGGTGCGGATCCGCACAGCATCGAGTCCAGCGCAGACCGGCGGGAGTTCGTTTTCCAGTTTGTCTCGCATCAGTTTGATCGTCTCGGCGACGAGGGCGGCGATGCTCTCGCGCACGTCCTCCTTGTGCAGGTAGTCGCCCTTGATGACGGAAAGCTTGAACTCGCGCTCCTCCGCACGGGCGCGCAGGTCTCGCTTCTTCAGCGACTCCATGTCCTCGCCGTCGTCGTCGCTTTCAATGGTGGCGCTCTCCTTCAGCCCCTTGCGCCGAACGAACTCTCTCCATGCTACAACGTCGTAGTTTCCGTTGGTGCGATTCGACGGAATTTCGGATGGATATTTCCGTCGCCAAAGTTGGATCGACCGGCGACTCACGCCAAGGATACCGGCGAGGGCGGAAACGGAGGCGACGTGATCGGGGGTCTCGTTGGTCGTCGGCGACGGCGACTCATCCGCCGCCATTTGAGACATCAAGTTTCGCTCCGGTGCGGAAAGGGGTTTCCGATCCTTGACCTTCTGCAAGATCCTCCCAAGGTCTGCTTGAAGGACTTTGCGAGCGAGGTCGGGAGTGAGTGTTCCCGGTTTCGCCATCTCCGGCGACTTAACCGGGGTAGAGGCGGGTTTTCTCGCCACCGATGGCGACTTCCTCGGAGCGCGAGGGCGCGGTTGATTTTTTTTCACTGCCATGGCAACAAAGCGATCTGCGTCCTCACTTGAAATGAGGTTCAACATGGTGTGGAGGTCAATCCATGGCCCGACGCTGGAGGAGGAGCACGCATTCCATCCGGTGCGGAAGTGGCGGGCGGACTATGCCCATCACGACTCCCGCACGCTCATCGAGGTCGAGGGCGGCATCCACTCCTACGGTCGTCACAATCGGGCGAGCGGCTTTATCGCCGACTCCGAGAAGTATCTCGAAGCCACGCTCCTCGGTTGGCGGGTCATCCGGCTCACGAAGGATCAGATCACGCCGGAGACACTCACGAGGATCAAGACCCTCATCGAGGGCGTGTCCTCGGGGTCGATCATGGATATGCTCAACTGACGAGATCGACCGAGACGGAGGGATCCTCCAATCCGATTTCTTCGACGTAGTGACGGACGATCTCGCCGCCGATGTTGATTAGGGTTCGGGCGATCTTTTCGTTCGAAAGATCATCACCCTCGGGGAGGCTGAAAAAGACCTCACGGTTCGGCTCGCCCGTGTCGCCGCCATCGACGACGAGGAAGCAATAGGTGCGGAAACCGGGCGGAGAAACGAATGGGGCAAGGGGCTTATACATGCGCACACTATGCGCCATGTTGGTGGCGGGTCAATAGCGAAGTGCGCACATCTCGATTTACGCGTTCCGCACCGGGCGCGGGATGCCGTAGGGCAATCGCCGCCTGAGATCAGCAGACGCGAAGCCAATGGCAAGAAAGGCAAATCTGTGCGAATATCGGAAAACACATTATGCGTGTTTTTGCAACATGGCTGACGCGGAACCCGGCGGTTGAACGAGTTATGAAAGAGATTACTTGAATGGTGTGAATAGTCCGTATGGTATATATGGTGATTGTTTAGAATCTAGTGAATCGAATTCTGATAATTCTGCTTATTATGGCATTTCGATGACGGGTTAAGCTATGGCAATTATTAATAAGAGTTCCATAATTGCCATAGCGCCGATTTCGGCCTTCCCCTTTTACCAGGTGCGAGCGTGAACGGGCATTTGCGGGATCCGTCCGCCCTATCCGCCCCTTCCCCTAGTCCGCACCCCCTCCGCCTTTCCTTCCAGGCGACAGCTGATAGCTGACAGGCGACAGGCCACAGGCGACAGCTGATAGCTGACAGGCGACAGGCCACAGGCGACAGCTGATAGGCGACAGGCGACAGGCCACAGGCGACAGCTGATAGGCGACAGCTGATAGGCGACAGGCGACAGGCGACAGGCGACAGCTGATAGCTG